TTGTCAAATTTCATTACCGAACTCATTCAGTAACCACATCCTTAGTAAGCAAGGCTTGTGCTTTCTGCACTTCCTCTTCTGGATTCTCGTACAAAGATTGCATATACGGAAAACTCATTTCGTATACTTTCTGCGGGTCACTAAATAATCCACAAGTAATCAATGCAATGAGCGGATGTATCTTGTTCTTAACCAGATAATCCAGTGCCTGTGCTTTAACAAGCATATTGTCTGTTGGATTTCTGGTAATCTTTACATCAAAATATCTGGTGGAAAGTTTTATATCACCGGTGGTATTACGTATGATCTTTAGAATGATTCTTGCAGACATTTTCTCAGCTTCACGGATAAATGGTTCGTCAAGTTTGGCTCTACGTTCTGCAAAATCCCAACCATTACGAAGATATACTGCCTGTCCGGTATCTCCGCCTGTATTCTGCTGTCTGTCCGGCATCCCCTCAACAATCAACATATTGCTGTAAATATCGTCCTTTGCAACTTGGCTTTCGGACTGGTTCAGTTCCGCGGTCATTAATTCTACATCTGACTGGCAACCGGATCCGGTGTCTTTTACGGATATAGCTCCCAGTTTCACCATCTTCAGGAACTCATTTTCTTCAACTTCACAGTTCTTGAATTTCATAAATGCCTGCACAAACTGTTCAACTCCGTCCATGCGGTTTGATTGCATGACGTTGATTGTATCGAACATAGTTATTGCGATCTCAATATCTGACAGCCTGTCATGGTTATTTGGATATTCAACAATCGGGATTTCTCCAAAACCATTTAGCCCCGAAGTTGTGATTTTACCGTTCTGAATGATAAAGTATTGTGTTCTCGAATAGCACTGATAATACTGCTGATTCTCTTCATCTTTCAGTATCTGCACGGAAAGCATTGGTTTACCGGTATTTCTGGAATACACAATGTAACAATCTCCAGGATACGGAATGAATAATCGGAACGGGGGCATATCTGAATCGCTTGTCCAGTCCTCTTCGCGAAGAATACACTTGTATGCAGTCCCTACAGCACTTTGATATGTTCCTAATTCAATGTTT